ATCGCCATTTCGTTATCTAATCCTTTTTCAGATTCACTTCCACATCTGAAACAGTAATAGATTTCTTCTTCTCTTTTATCCATTGTTCAGGTACTTCTGTGAAAGTGTATTTGAATCCGTGTCTTTTACACCATTCTGAATACCTAGTTTTAGATGTTTTATGTAATTTATTGTCATATTTAAACACAAACCTAATATCCAAATCAGGTTGTTGCTCCTTAATTAATAAATGTTTTGCTCTGTCATAGGAAGTAAACCTTCCCTTGCCCTCAATTATAATTCCATTAGGCAAAACCCAATCAGGTTTATATGTATGAATTTTATAAAATGGAATTATAAGTTTCTCGTACCTAGCTCTTGTGCCTTTTAACTTTTTCGCAATTTCTTCTTCAAACTTTGACCTGTATTTGATAGCCATTTTTTTATATCCTTTTGTCTAAGAACCTTTCTCAGTTGATTTGCGTGTACCAACTCTTCTATGTCCTTTATATTAGTCTTACTAACGCCTTTCCAAAGCCTCTTCATACCTAATTTATCTAGGGGTTCCTGCGCGTCATATTTCTTAGTCATATTATATTTACCCAGCTGCTTTAATGTACAAAGAAAGCACATATAATAAAAGTGCTATCCCTGCCAGTACCGATAGCTTTGCGCAAATTTCTCCAAGTATATTATTTTTGTTTAGGTTCATGTTTTTTATCTCCTAATGTTATTAACTGTCTAGTCTCTTCTAAAATTTCATCCCAAGTCATGCAGTACTCATTGATTTTTTCTATTCCTTTCTTGGTCTGAGTAAAAAAATGTTCGTATTCTTCCTTGATAGCTTGCTCATAATCTTCTACTGAAGAACACCATTCAAGGCATTTTTCAGCTCCAACAGGACCCACGCCTGGAATCCCCTCTATATTATCTGTAGAATCCCCAGTTAATATTTGAATATATTTACTGTGTACTGCTTGTTCATCAGATACCTCATAGAGTATATCCTTTACCCAGTTGTAGTGCCACCCAGCAATCTGGTCTAAATCTTTATCGGTAGTTACTATACAAGTATCATTACTTTGTAGTTTTGCAAGAATATCGTCTGCCTCTAGATGCTCTTCTTCTTCAGCTTTCCATACGGATCTGAGATATTCTTTAATTTCATCATACCAATGCGGTTTATGTAAAGGATCTCTATTACCTTTGTAAATTTTTATAGTGGCAATGTCGTCTCTAAAGTTACTCTTTCCACTTAAAAAAACTTGTACTTCTACCTCACCAAATCTCTTTGATAAAAATGATTTTATCTCTGTTAACACTGTTTTAACATTGTTAAGAGCATTCTCAACAGGCTCAATAACTGTGTCTACAGTAACTTCATACTCAGATTTTTCTTTGCCATTTTCTTTCAGCCAAGCAAGCATATCTTTCTTATACTTAAACTTAGGAACTTCTCCCAAGTAAGAAGATAAAGATAAATTATATATCTTACTTTGCGCGGCAAAGCCACACCTGTAAAGTATAATGTCCCCATCTATTAGAGCTTTCATGTTAGTTAACTAAAATCTCCGAGTTTTCTTCTTTTTCTTGGGCGTTCTTAGAGTCAAATTTTTCTCTCCACTTATCCAAGGTATCCTGCATCTCATGCAAGCCTTCGTATCCTTGTACTAGAAAAGGTACTTCAGCTTCTACTACATCAGTCTCTTTGTTTACTATGGCGTAAACTAAATGTCCGTTTGCTTTGGATGCTACTGACTGCTGTACAATTAACTTATAATCAAGAGTTTCGTCTATGAATCTGCTATTCATAAGATACCTCCTCTTCTACTGAGTTGTTTTCATTGTCAGAAGAAGGGTCATCATAAGACCCTTCTCTGGCGTTAGTAGCTTCCTCATAAAATTTACGAGTATATGCTTCTACAGTGGTATCAATTATTTCTACCTTCTTCTTAGCATTAGCACCTAATGTCAATGCTCCAGAAGTAATTAATAAATCAACCATAGCAATTGCTCTTTGCAGACATGCTTCATATCTAATTTCTTTAGAGCGAAGTTTATCTTCCTCTTCCTTTTTAGACCAATAATCATCTCTAGTAACGGTAGTTCCAGCTGTTACTGTTGCTTTGGATTCCGTTTTCTGCGGTTGCATATTACTATTTTCTGAAGCATCAATAACTTCAACTGATTTTAAATCTATATTTTTATAGATTCCTTTTTCAGTATAAACAAACTTAATGGTATTACCTTCTTTAAAAGGTAGTTTATTTACGTCAAAGCCAGCTCCGTACCAAGTACCGCTTATAGAAGCAGATACTCCTCTGCCAGCTCTTATGGTCTCTACGACCCCTTCTGCTGTATTCATATTAAGACCCCCAATGAGTTCCAGTTTTAATTTCAGCTTTTAATGGTATGTTGAAATCAATTCCATATAATTTCTTCATGTATTTTACAGGAAAATCCTGTAAAGACTCAGACATCACATCCACGAATAAGTTCCGTTCATTTGGATGTACTTCACAAATAATTGAATCATGTATAGTATTTGTGATAAATGACTCAGCATTAGCGCTTTTAAAGCAATGCCAAGCGTGTACTAGTGCTGTTGGTACAATCTCAGCAGTAGCCAAGTATTGTACTGGATAATTTCTAACTGATGTATTACCCTCAACATAACCAGTATGTGTAACCTTCAACGAGGGGAAGTAAAACTTCATCCCCGTAGGAAGTGTTAATTCTTTGTTTATTACGGCGTGGTCTACCCACTTATCCTGCTCTCTAGTGATTCCCCCGTACTTTTCAGTAAACGTTCTGTAATAACGTCTCTCAGATGGTGTTCCGCTTGTTCCACCATAGAGTGGCTTAAATGTATGTGCTTTTGCATTTTGTCGTGCAATTGACCTGTCTCGTTCTCTTGGATATATAATATCAGCTGTGAATTTATGAACATCAAAATTTCCCTGTATATCTCGAAGTCCCTGATCATCCTGTCCATACCAGACAGCGACTCTGAATTCCAATTGTGCTTCATCAGCTTCACCCACCAACCAGCTTGGTTTCCTTGCTCTAAATAATCGTTTAAATCCTCGATCCACGTTCTGGAATTGGCACTTGTATGTTTTGCCAGTACTGCTGTACCTGCCAGTAGTAGTAACTGTTTGGTTGATAGAGGCGTGGAGTATTCCTTCTCCCTCTTCACAACATTCATTAAATTTTTCAAGAGATTTTGTAACTTGCGCATTTAGTTTTACCTGCCTTTGTTTTAGTTGTATAAATTTCTTTTGTCTACTAGTCTTTGGCTTCAGCATAGATATTACCACCGATGAAGCACTTCTTTCCCCTTTCGGGGTTGTTATAATATTACCATTATGGTCTTTGGGCATAGCAAATTTAAGTTCATCATATATAAACTCAGCCATCTGCTTATTACTTCTTGGGTTAAGACCTCCAGTAAACTCATCTAATTCTCGCTCAACTGAGCGCAAATCTGAAACAGAATGCTTATATACTTCTTTGACTTTAGATGTATCTAAACACATGCCGTTAAACTCTATATCAGCAATAACTGGTATCTGCAGACACTTTGTATAAAAAACACGCTCTAAGCCATTTTTAAATAATTCTCTACGCTGGTGTTCAAATAATTTGTGCGTTTGCTCTACGTCCTTTTTAGCGTACTTTTTTAGCCAATTTTCAGGCATTTCTGAAGGACATATTCCAGCGTCCATCATAGCACTGATTATTGATTCTTTTCCTCCCATTCCTCTTCTTCTGAGGCATTCTTCCAATGAGAGTCTTCCTCTTCTGTTGGAGCGAAGTACATATTCTGCCAATTGTGTACAAAAGGGAAGTGTTTGTTCAAGTCCGATTCCGAGACGCTTAAGCCATCCAAGTTCGAATTTTGCGTTGTGCGCAACAATGAAATCAGCTCTTTCCACTTCGTTAAGAAAGTCTTCGATATGTATTGGCTCGGGATGTCGAACGAAAACTCCTCGCTCGTCACCGTTTCTTTGCCACGCAATGAGTAAGATACTGTTATTTTCATTTAATGGGTCTCCTTTATCTAAGTTAGTTGTTTCAAAATCAAATATCAAATAATTATCTGATTTAAATATATCAGGATTAGGACTACTCACAAATTTTGGTATATTTAAATTCATTATATGCTCGTTATTTTATTAATTTTTGTGTCCACCAGTACTGGAAAATATACGTGCTCACCACTCAGCTTATTCTTAGGTAGAGAAATCATTCTCCACGATTTGCTGTCGTATTCTTCATTAGAGCCAACACCAATAATTAAGTCCATTTGGGCAGGCATTCCAGTATTTGAGAAATCTATGTCTCCCATCTCTAGTCGCAGTTTATTCGTTCCAGAATCTCCTGCTTGGGTAACTCCAATAACTAAGATATCATTCTTCTTAGCTAGATTTCTAGCAGATGTAGCGGCTATCTCCATCTGTTCTACCCTACCTTCTTTACCTACCCAAATGTTACGGAGTTGGTTGATTATAACAACATCCACCCCGTGTTGATCGATTAGACTCTGTATATCTCTAAAAGTTCCTGGAGATAATGATTTAAGTATTAAATTATCGTAGCCCTTTTGTTTTACTACGTTTTCGACCTCATCAGGATTATCAATAACATCTACTATAGGTTTTTCTGCTAGCCTGCAGATGAGTCTAGACATTGTTGATTTCGCTGGGTCTTCATTTTCAATAAATAATACTTTATAGCCGTCATGTAACAGACCACCGACCATATTAATAATAAATAACGACTTGCCGACTTCAGGTCTACCAAATACAAGAACGTTATTTCCCCTCATAGCTCCACCTGTGGCTTCATGTAAAGCCTTTGGCCACATTCTAATTCTATTTTTATTTCGCAATGATTCCACAACTTCTGACACACTGGCACTTACCAAAAGACTTTCATCATCATCATCATCACTAATAGAATCTTCTACACTTTTGTACTTCTCCATTAGCTCGAGTGCTCCATTTCTTTGTTGCGTCAGCAATAATGATGATAGTTCTCGTGCTATAGAATCCTTCTTTACAGCAATAACTTCGTCAAGTAAATTTGCTGATGAAGTAGTTTCATTCAGAGTTTTTAAAATATTTCTGTACAAATCTATTTGTTTTGGTAGTTCGCGTTCAATACGTTTGTCAACCAATTCTAAATCAACTGAAGTTACATTCATATCTTTGTCATAAAACTCACTGACAATATTGTAAATGTACTTAGCTGGTTCAGAAAAAGAGTCCTCAACATTTAGTTTCGACAGTTTGTTAAAAGATTCTCTATCTTTAATAATTGAAGATAATATTTTAGATTCCATAATTATATTGATATATTATATTATATAATGATTATATATAATAATATTACAATTGTAATATTATATTAATAATCAATATGTTATAATGATTATAATAGTTGGACTAACTAGAAGGGAATAAGTTCAATTTATTTTTATAGGAGTGATAATTTTGTTTATTAATTCCTCGTTACCCATATTTTTTGGGTCTTTGTCAATAGATATTACTTGACAAGAATTAAAAAACAAAGAATATCTTTGCTTAATTTTTAAAGCGTGTACTGTTGCGTCATTATCTAATACAATAACTATATTTTTTCCTGAGAAAAATCTCATAGCATTTGTAGGTATAGAATTAGATAATAATGCTACACATTGTACATGCCTAGCTACTCGTATTGAACTTATTATATCTTCTACTAGTACAAATATACCGTCTACATCATAATTATTACGATAAGGAAAACTTACATTATAGTAATTATTATTTCTATTAATCCAATAAGTTCTAGATTTAACTCCGTCATATTTCTTATTAGATAATTCTTTGTAGTAACGAGATACGTACCCTTTAGTATCACCATCTTGCGATAATATAGGATATATAACTCTTTCGGTTCTATTACACCATTTTATTTTATTTAATATAATCTCCTCATTAGTTAAGTTAAATTTATTACGTAAATACAAAATTTGTTCTTCACTCAAATTAATAATGTGCGACTCAAAAGGATATTCCTCAGATTCACGAACAATCGAACTAACAGGAGTAAATTTACGATTGTTCCACTCTCCTAAATTACTGGGAATAAATCCCTTAGAGTCGCACGCAACCCTAAAACACTTGTACAATAATCCATTTTCAACTTTAGTTACAGCAAAATCACCATTTTGTTTTAAACAAAAAGGACATTGTGCATCTCTAGTCGTTTCTCCGACCCCGAGTTCAGAGTCTAAATACGAAAGTTGTGTTTTATAATCAAGCACTATGATTTAAAGTTACACCATACAATGAATCATCTCTGCCCAACCAAGTTCCCATTTCTACACTTTTTAATTCCTTTGAACTTAATTCATCAGGAATAAAGTACACGAAACATTCATGGTTTTTATTCTTAGAATCCGTTACAATAAGTTTGTCCCTGTTGTAAAATGTTGGGTATCCCTCCAAATATTCTACATTCTTAAAAGCGTCAGAATCTATATCCCAAATCTCTCCATGTATATCCTGAGATTTATCAGGACTAGCAGGAATAAGTGCTGGAAATGCACCTAGACTAACCATTCTAAATCCATTAGATTTATCTAATTTTCCAACACCACAAAATACACCATTTTTAATAATGGTAAAATTAGGTTGATGTTGCTTTAATGTACCATATACAAATATTTTTTTCATACCAATAACCTCCGTATGTGTTGACTATATAATTGCAAAGTAGTTCCCTCTAATGCTGGGGCGGTGTTAACCTCGTATACAAATGCTTTTTGAGAGGAATCCTGCCAACCAACGTCTACTGCTCCAAAATCTAAATTAAGTGCCTTAACGGCTAATAATGCTTGTTCCACAACATCTTGTGGTACAGCTATGTTCTTACTACCAAATATCCACCCATTTGCATAATTTCTTATCTGAAAATTGTTGCCCTCACTTCCATGTCTCAACATCTTCTTTTGCAAAAAAATGATAGTACCCATAAAAATGTGTACCCTATATTCATCAGATTTTTTTACATACCTTGTATACAATGCACAATCAGGTAAATCGTCTACATCGTCCACTAATTGAATACCACGTCCACCACAACCACGCAATAATGTCCTAGCTACCGCAACTCTCTCACGTATAATCCACTTCTCAGCTGACTTTTTTAAAGTGGTAAACTTAGGAATACGAACACCCTCCGCATCCATGAGAACTAATGATTCATACTTGTTCTGAGCGACAGATACGAATGCAGGATTATTTACAATGTAATTATCTTTACTCCACCAAATTGGCACTCTAGGGTTGCCCCAATTAATAACTACATGATTATCGTAATACGAATAATTACCATTCTCACGCACACGTTTACATCTTACATCAGATAAAGATTCAGATAATACCTTAGCTGATTTAGATTGTAACTTGTAAGGATATATTATTGGTCTAAGCATTAGCTAATGACTCATTAGTAACTTCGTTAACTTCATTAACTACATAATGAGGATTAACCTTAACCTTACCAATATACTTACTCCATAACTGTACATGGTATTGAGAGTTAGGATTCTTTACTGCTAATCCATCGGTATCCCAATCATCCCACTCAGCAAATTCTCGTGTAAGGAATGTTGCACGATTATTACCACGCATTTTAACATAATCGCATAATACAACCATACCAGCACTCCAACTTCTCTTATGACCATCTCCCTCAATGTAGTCTTTGAGAAATTTAAATGCTTCTAATTTTAACTCTTTGCTAATATTCCTGTAAGACATAGTGCTGTACCAACCATTTTCTTCTCCTTCATCTTCGTGAAACCTCCACTCAGCAATATGTATATCAGCTAAGACTTGTATACCACAACAAGAACCTGCTTTTGTGTAATCATACCCAATGTAATGTTTACGACATAAGCCTGTCTCGTCTACAAAAGTAAACTCTACTTTGTCTCGCATAACTATACTCCTTTGACTGCAATGTGTGAATTATAATCGCCCGTTTTTGCGCAGTCTTGACAAATAGGACGACCCAAATCAGTCCAAGCTACTGTATAATCATCTATACTGTTGATTGGACATGAACAAACCTCGCAACCATCTTCTGTTGCCTTTCTAAATACTTCATAATCAACATATTGACCATTAACCAAATACTTTTGACCCATTGCATCATACGCACCACCATCCCATTCAATATCGTCATACTCATCATAAAGTTCATCAATTAATTCTATTATACTGTTTGCATCTAACATTAAAGTATATTTATCAGATTGACCATTGTGTGCAGTATACTTTTTATTTTCTGATAATCCTATTAGTCTACCAACACATTCGTCTCCAATCTCCATAACAATTTTATCCTTAGGAAAGTTATGAACCTTTACTTCATATTGTGGAAAGTGACTTCTTGTACCAATTATACAACCACGATTATTATTTGCATATGGTTCAAATGATTCATAAATAAACTCTATTTCATCATATTTTTTCATATTGACACTTTTAAATGGATTGTTGTCATCATCATCAGGAAATAAATCATCTACTCTTTTAGGTATATTGGCAGGTCTGGAGTGCATATAACAACCTCCATAGTCGTTGTCATAATAATTATTGTAATAACCTGTATAGTAATTTCGATATTTAGGTCTGACAACCTGCCCATCATATATTTTTTTAGTTTTAAATTCTCTGTTCTTGTCAAATGTTAATAATGTACCTACGTCTAATGAAAATATTTTAGATAATTCTACCTCATTACGCTGTGCTACAAAATATAAAGCTTCAGCCTCAGACGCAAATAGTATTACATCCTCATCTTTTACAACACCAAAATGCAGAGGGCGTTCAGTATTGCGGATGAAATGTAACGCATGTGTTACAGTGTCGTACCACACAATAGTAAACGCTCCCTCTACCTTTTGGATAAAATCTTCAATATTATTTTTACTCAATGCAACAGCTAAAGATTCGGAATCAACTTTACAATCAGAACCTGTTTTACCACCTAGCACACATATATCGTGCTTATTACCAACGCTACCATTATGAACTAATACAATATTTTCCTGAATAAATGGGTGCGCATTTTCATCATTAACTTCACCATTAGTAGCATACCTTGTATGACCAACAACATACTTATAATCATTAAAATCTCTCATTAATGTTGTAAATTCGTCACGTTCAATAAACTCTCCTGCACACACAGCTCGTTTTAATATCTTCACGGGTTCATCATTTTTAAATGGTACAGTAAACATTCCCGTAGAGTGCTTACCACGCAGAGATGTAGCTATTAATAAATCTCTAAATAATTTCTTCTCAGTTACACCAAACTGTAAATTACTTAGATTAATTACACCTGTTATTCCACACATAATCTACTCCTCGTCATAATATTCTTCCTCTTCATCATACCTCTCTTCCTCAGCATCTTCATAAAATTCTTCCTCATCCTCCTCATATTGTTCCTCATCATATTGATGTGGGTTTAAGCTAAAAAATCTACCCATAGCATACCTGAGAGATGTATCTGTATATTTTTTATCAGTTCTCTCTATATATTTGTTTAGTGGAGAAGGAATTATGTATTCATCTAATTGCACAACTATATCTTCGTCTTTAGGTAATAATATACTGTTACCTTGAAAATAATCAACGCTACTTTCCCTCATATCATTATAAAGTATAATGTCTTGAGCCAATCTTAAACCCTCTATTACATCTGACTCACAATCGTCATAGTCTAGTATTCGATGATAGTGCCCAAATACTTTTTCTAAATAATTTGTTACACCATACCTAGATATTTCCCTGTGTAAATTATGTGCAGTATTACCCCTACAATTTTTCTTTAGGCACATAATAATATTAATCCACTCCTTAACCCTCATCATATCATGTGTACCACCATGCAACCTAAATTCTAAGCTACCATATGTAGAGGTAGCTCTTAAATTTAATGCACTATATTTAGGAAATCCATTAACATATTTTCTGAAATCTATATCCTTGTTAACTGATGTTAATATGTGGGATAAAGTTCTTTTGAAATCATCAGACCTAGCAAAGGGTAGACAGTATAAATTTTCTTTCCTATCTGCACCACAATAATGAAATAATACATTTTCAAATATAGCATAATCAATAAGTAGTCTTGCATATTCATTTTTATTTAAGTCAGTAACATCTAAATGTATATGTATACTACACCTATCTGACGGAGTAGAATTAGGTACTGTATTAGCGACAAGATAATCATGTAACTCATCAAGTGCTAAGCTTAAATCCTTACCAAATAATTTTTTAGTAACAAATTCCACTCCACCCACACGCAGACTGCCGTCACTTTTTATATTCCAATAACCTACACCAAACTTTATACCATTATTGTCGCTGTCGTAACTAAAACCTTCAGCAGAATCAGTCCTTCTAGGTAAACCATTATTAGCAAAACCAGACGCTACATGCATACCCTCTAATTCAACTTCCACGCCAATAATTGTTCTTGGCTCTATGAAATCTCTAGATTCCTGATAAGAAAATATGTTTTTGTTCTTTTCGAATATTGAACCTATGTTATCTTTGGACATTTAACATTCCTCCAATTCTAATATCTTCTAATAATATTATGTCTATTAAATCATTATTTCCGTTGAATAAATCAACAGTCGGGTACATATGATTACTTCTAACTTTACCAACTATTACGTCTTTATATCCAAGATAAATACCCTCACTACACCAAGATGTAGTCATGTATAAATCCTTAGATATTGCACCTGCGTATCTGTCTCCAGATGTAATTCTGCTTATGACACCGCTGGCTGTAAAATAACTAGGGTAAAATATTTCCTTAATAAATTTTGGTTGTCTTAAATCTTCATAATTAAATACGGGTAGTTTAAAAAGTTCCTGTATATCATGGTTAAGTTGCGTTATATTTATGACTCTTTCATTAAATGATTGTCTGTACTGTTGTGTAGAGTATCTGGATAATCTAACAACTCCCTTCTTAGCATTTAATAATCCTAATTTTGGAAATCTAAAATCAATTTCAACATCTTCTATAAGCCACCTCGTTGGACTCCAAGAATCATTTTCATCAATTATTGAACCAGATATATGTTCCATGTCTTCATCAACATCATCAACATAGAATAAAAATGGTTCTTCACAATATTCAGCAATAACAGTACAAGTTCTATATCTCTGTCTAAAATCTCTACGACTTTCTCTTATAATCATTATAAAGACTCCAACTCTGGTTTTCTAATAGTATAATTTTCACATATATCCCAAGCATCATCATAATAACCATTATTAATAATTTCTTGAAAATTATTTTCTCCAATATCTAATATATTTCTCTCAGCAGTAGACATATCATTATTTAGTAGATTATAAAATATATCTTTAGTGAACAACATTATCTGATTAAATATCCACGACTTTAAATCATCACTGCTTAACCATATATTACTAGGTGTTCTGTACTCAATTCCGTAAGGTTTTTCTCTGAATGAACCTGCCTTACCATAAAACGCCTTTCTGTGAGATTCACGTTCTAATATTGTTAATGGTAATCCAATAAAAAAATCACAATTCTTAACTAAACTAGGCTTAACCATAGCGTGAAAATCTGGGTTGGATAATCCTATGTGTATATGCCCACCTGCAGTACGAATATTATTACTGTGTAATAATTTAGTGTCCACAATATTTTCTTTCATGGTGTAAATATTTCGGTCTGGGTCACATCCAAATTGTTTTGCTTGGGGATGTTTTAAAAATTCTGGCTCAAACTTCTGAAAATCCATAACTTTATAGTGCAACTCGTGCTTTTTGATGATAGTGCTCAATGATTCCATAACTTCATTAGTCCTATCGACAAATTGACGGGCAGTAGTGCATGGCTCAATATTAAGTTCAGCCATAACATTATCTTCTTGTACATGCCCACCTTTTACAGGTCGTGGACATTCCTTGCTACCACCAACTAAACCAATACTTGGTATTGCGTTATCATTCTCATCATATAAGAATAATTCAGCATCATGACCAACAGTTACTACTTGTTTTGCCATAACTATATCTCCCAATCAAATGTGAAATCAGATTTTAGTACAAGTTTTCCCTCATGAAAATTAATAATTACAGTAGAATCATTTTCCTTTTTAACCTTAACTTTACACTCTGTAATTTTAGTTTTAGATAATTTAAGAAGGGTAAGTAAATCATCTAACGTATAATAATTTTCATCAACTTTCAAATTAAGTTCCTTATTTAATTCTTTGTCTTGTTTAAGTTCAATAATAGCAGGACAATCAGGGCTAAAATCTTCTCCAGCTCCAGACTCATCTATTATCTTTTCAATGTCCTTACGTTTACTGCCAAATAAGTTTTTTAGTGCCATATTTTACCCCCATGAAAATCATTTTCGCGTTGCATTAAATCTTGTAATTCTTCATAGCATTCTAATTTATCAGAATGTTTTTCCTCGTACATACTAACCAATAATATGGTATTAGTTAATAATAATAAAGCAAATGCTACCATAGCTAGTGCGTATTCAAATTTTTTCATAAGATTATCTCCTATAAAGTAGTGAATTGTAATTACGATAAAATCCGTGTACAGGACTACGCGACAACTCACTAGGTAAACCAAAGGAATCACTAGGGTTTTTAGTGATTGTCGGTAATGATAATGATGTTCGGGATTTATTCCGTACATATCTTCTAGGTGTTCCCTCATTAGCATATGATGAAAGTGACCTAGTTTTACTGCGTTTTCTGTTCTTGCTCACTAAGTTATACTCCGCTTGTTAAATAATTACTTAGTAGTAATAACCTGCCCTGATTGACAGGCATTGAATGACATTTACACGCTTCAAGAATACAACGAACGGGAGTCCAATTTTTTATAGCGTTCCTATGAGAACGCTTATAATAAAAATATCCCGCAGTAATAATCATATCCTTCTCAGCGTCAGTTAATGGTGCTTTGTCGCTTGAATGTGATGTAATCATTAGCATATCTCCATAGTTACAAGTGTAATTAATTATCTAATTGCTTTGCCATGTGGGTTACGCAAAACTGGCGTATACACATAATCTTTAATATATTTAACCTGTTTAGTTTTGTTTACTAAATCGTAACAAGTTACCTTTACAGGGTTATTAACTTTTCCTAGATAGCCATACATATTATCTCACCTCCTTCAAATGTTACAAGTGTAATAAAGTTACAACTGTAACAATGTTACAACTGTAACTATTCTTTTTACTGCTCACAAATTTTAAAAAGGGCTTCGCCATTCATTATGATAACACATCTAACATAAAATAGCAAGCAAATCAAGCACTTATATTCACCACATAAGCACAATAATAAACACAATAATAAACTACTATCATCATTTGGTTTTTCTCAGACTTTTCTTTGGGCAAAAAAAATACCCCCTAGCCTTGCGACTAGGGGGTAAGTACTTAACACTTAATTAACTATACAATTACTGTTCTACCTTGTTTAGCTAATTCAGCTTGTTGCAAACGTGCTTTTGTTTTTACATCTTCAGCATTTTGCAATTTTGAAATGTAATCTAGAAAAACATTTAATTGCTTAGCAATTTTCGTTCTCTCACTTTTAGTTAGAGACTTACTTAACTTTGCATTTTTGTTTTTCTTAATGTCAGCATCAAGAGTACGTATTGCATTTTTGCAATCCATCAACTTTGCATCAATTACATCTCTTGCTAGTTCCTTTGAGTATTGGACGTACTTATTAAAGTTTACTACTTCGCCCGTTTTCAATGGAACTTTTACAGGATTGCCAACAATTAGAATTGCATTACCTGCTTCACTCTTTCGAGTTTTGTAAGAAGGTCTAAAGTTGTCGACATCTGTTTTACTTAAGGAAATACCAGCTAGACTTTCAATTTGTAAACATACACGTTCATAAACTGCCTTAACTTCTAAGGGATTATCGAACAGTTTGAAAGCCATTTCAACGATACTAAACAGACAACCTTGCACTATACCGCGTGCAACTTTCATGTTTTTATCAGCAGTATCTTTATCATCTTCAGCTTTTTGTAAATCATCTTTTAGATGATTAGCAAAGGCATCTCGACTAATTGAAACAGTTTTTCCTTCAGCATCTAAGTAAGTAAAGTTTACGAAACTTTCAGCAGTCTCGCTAATTTTTTTCTCATTAGATACCATCTCTTTTGTGCTGTCTGGTGTTAGCACTTTAGCTTTTAAATTTGATTTTTTCATTTCAAATTTTCTCCTGTTAAATGTTAATTAAAAAAGTTTTTTTGATAAGTTTCTAAGTTTATCTTATCCTCGAATTGAAAATTCCTATTTTCTCCTCGACTCCACATACTTGGTAATTCTGAAATTTTACCCTTTATTCTAAAAGGGTAGGACACGCTCAAAGGCTGTCGCTGTATGTGTATGCACATTATAACACGATACGCTAATTAATGTCTAGTCTTTGCAGGTGGTTAAAGATTAACCAGCAGTGGTCAAACATTGACCAGCAACAAAAAGTTACAATTAAAAAAGTTTACACTTGTAATTCAGTTACAGTTAAAAATTATTACAGTTGTAATTAGTTTTAGTTTATTTATTTATTTATGATAGTTGTATTAATTAAAAACATTTTATTAATTAAATTTATTACAGTTGTAATTTAATTACAGTTGTAATTTATTTTAATGTTATAAACTATTCTATTAAATTGTTTTATTAAATTAAATTACAATTAAAATTTGTTACACTTGTAAATTATTACAACTGTAATTTATTTTATTTATTTAATTAGTTAAAGTATCACATTAAATTTAATTACAGTTGTAATTTATTTAATTAATTTATTTTTAATTAGTGTTGTATTAAATTTTATTACACTTGTAATAGTTTTTATTTATTTAATTTATTTTTGTTTTATTAATTAGAATTAATTATTAATTTATTTTTTATTACACTTGTAATTAATTTTATTTTAAACAGTTCACAAAGTTTAATTTTATTTGATGTTGCAACAATTTATTTTATTAATTAATTTATTTATTTTATTAATTGTTACAGTTGTAATTAATTGTTGTTGTAATTGTTTACACGTTTAATTTATTTTAGTTATTAATTAACTAGCGTTATCTTTTAAAGTATCAACAGTACTCACCAACTAAAGTACGAATAGTATTTATATTATTATTATTTATTATCTTATTATTATTATCTTATTATTATTATCTTATTATTATATTATTATTATTTATATTATATATATTCCCCGCTTATATATATTATTTATATTATTATTATTTATATTATTAAATTAAATTGTTATTGGTTATTGATTACCTATAATAAATCATAGCGCATCATATAAAAATAAATAATAATAATAAATAATAATTAATTTTGAAATAAGAATGTTTTTTTCTGAGATTCGATACCCCAAGACCAAAAGATTGCGAATTCATAAAAAATGGATGGAACCTTATGCTACCTAGTTTTTAGCGTTATAAAGGGGTATAATTGATGCTTTGAAAACGTATAAAAATCGTATAATTTTTTTTTAAAATTTTTAAAAGGATACCCAAAGTATCAGTCAAAAAAGAAGATAAATTGAACTTTTTAAGATTTATTAGGTCTAAGTGGGTATCATGCAGTCACTATGGATTATAGTTTTAGTTATTTATTTTAGTGGAAATTCAGATAGAATTGATATCCACACTACGGATTTAATATTCAAAGATCCCATAAAATGTAATGAATTCAGGTTATCTGAAGAATTCCAAGATGAATTGCGAAGAAAATACAAAGGTATGGGAGTTGATTACGTTCGTCCCTACTGTAGACCAAAAAAAGAAGAAGACCAAGTTATAGCTATAAATGGAGATAAAAGTGAGCAAAGGATCTAAAAGAAGACCCGAAGATAGCAAAAAGTTCAGAGAGAACTACGAAAGAGCTTTTGGTGGATCAGAAACCCTGAAAGCTAT